TGATAATACTGTTGAGACATCAATACCTTATTATACAAATACAGTATTTTCAATTAAAATAGATAGTATATCCATAAATTTTAAAGTAGGTAGTAAAATAACAGGTAAAACAGTGACGGTATCTAGATTAAAAAAGAAAGACATTAAAACTTCAGGTAAATTCAAATTTGCTGATATTTTAATATCTTTTTACAATCCACATTTTGAAAAAGATGATTTAGATAATTTTAAAGTTAAATTAAGTCAATTCTATTGCACTGGTGGAGCAGAAATATCTTTAAGTCACAGAAAAGAAAAACTAATTGATATGTTAACAAAAGATATATTATTAGAAGAAATACAAAAACAGAATGAAAGTTGGAAAAATGTTAGAGCTACAGTAATTTTAAATGCTGCACAGCCAAAAATAAAAGACGAATATTTTAAGCCTGATTTTAATCAAGAAAAATGGGATTTTATTTTACAAAAAACAGAAGAGGATAATAAAGAATTGATAGATAATGAAATTGAGAAGATTTTTTCAATTCTTGAAACTTAATAAACTTTAATTATAATTTCAACTCGGAATTTGCAGTAATGAATTAAAAACAATAATTATGACAACAATAGAAAGATTGGAAAAAGAACTTGTTGGTTTACCTAAATTAGATTCTGAGAAAATAGTTTTTATACTTGGCTTTGCCTATAGGGTAACCGTAGAAGATGGTGTTGCATATATTGTGACACAAGATTTTAGGACAGATAGAATCAATGTTAAATTAGAAAACGGAATTGTGGTGGAAGCCTACATTGGTTAATTGTAATCAATTTTGATTGCAATAAAAAATAATTTTTTAAATGAAGAAAAAAATAATAAAAAAATTTGAAGATTACGATTTCTTATTACCCTTTATAGGTATTGATCTTAAAGTTGCTATGGATATTTTTAGACCATATATGAAAATGAATATAAGAGGATATCCTAATGGTGAAAAATTTAAGGATATACAAAAAATTGGTGGATTTCCAGAAGAATTATATGCATTAGTTAAAGATTATGCTAGACCTAAAAATAAAAAAGGTCCAGATTTTGAAGAAGGTGAATGTAAATCTGTTAAGATTAAATATTATTCTGATAAACTTAATAGAAATCAAAGAAAAGATTTAACAGATTTAGGTGTTAATATAGATTCTCCAAATTTAAGTAAAATTAGAGATTCTGGTAATCCAATAATTTCATTTTTTGAAAAAAATAGCAGATTTTATAATACAAATGTTTGGGGAAAGATTAAAAAGGTTGTATTTATTTATCATTTTAATGATATAATAACAGATATTAGAATTTTTGATGGTGTAAAATATATGCGTGTTTTGTGTGAGGATTATGAATTAATTAAAAATAATAATAATATAGATACTAAAATTTTCACACTGAAAAAGAAAACACAAACAATTCAAGTTAAAAAGAATTTAGATGCATTTTTATCTGAAAGTATTATAACTAAAGGTTTTAGTAATAATATAGTTGATCAGCAACAATATATTGAAACTATTTTTAAGAAAAAATTAGAAGAATATAAAGAAAATAATGTTGAGGAACAAGAAAGAATTGAAAATTTTATCAAGAATACTGCAAATTCTACACAATTAATTAAATATGCAGAAATGATGGTAAGAAGTAATAAATTAACGCCATCTCAATTAATTGAATTGCGAGATATATTTATTAAAGCATTAAAAGGTAGTAAGTATTCAGCTAAAGATGATATATTGCCGTTTTAGCAGTATAATAAAGTAGATATGTAGAAAGATGAGATATTACTGCTTTAACAGTAAAAATAAAAAATTATGGAAGATAAAAAAATTCTAATAGAGAAAGCATATTCTAAATTTATAGAAGAAGTTACTAAAATTAATAATGATGTTATTGAAGAAAAATTTGATGGTATCAATTTTATTTCATATACAATTATTGTTAAATTATGATTTGTAATTACAATTTAAAATAAAATTATGAAAAAATGGATTGAATTAAAAGTAGATGAACCAATTTATATACTAAAACGTAGTAGAAATGGTGATGTATATGGATATATAGAAACAAAATGTGAAGGATTTCAGGATATTGGATATGCAGTAGGTATTTTTTATTATGATGATAACGAAGAAAATCATCATTGGACTTGGAATAAAGCTGAAGATGAAAAAGTTTCAACATTTGCTATAAATAAGGATGATCTTCAAAGTTATAAAGTTGAAAAAGATGATTTTATTTTTTATACTGATAAAGAATCAGTTTTAGAAGATTTGAATAAATATCAAATTAAACTTAATAAAAAACAAGAAGAATTAGATCAAATTTTTAAACAAATTGAATTATGAAAATATTTTCTGATTCTCAATATGATTGGATGATTAAAAATTTACCTTTTCGTCTAATGTATGAACATCGATGGATTGATTCACAACATAAAATGTGGCTTCCAAGATGGGGCTGGAGTAAAAAACAACGTGCTGATGCTGAAAAAAGAGCTGAAGAATTAAGTAAAAATATAAAATGGGAATAAGAATAATTTTAGATCAAACTGATTTTGAAAAACTAACCAGAGGCGAAGTTATCAAAAAAGATACTGTTGAAATAGCATTATCAGATATTGGATATTATAATATGACTGATATTCTAGATAAAAATTTCAAAAAAACCTATGCTGATTTTAAAGAGCAAGGAATAATTTTAGATGCAGATAATGAAGCATTTATAGCTAATTTAAAAGAAAAACTTGGAAAATTAAAAAAATGAAACGAATCAGAGTTGAAGAAATTGTAAATTGGAAAGTCGCAAAAAAAACTAAAAATATTAAAGCTAAACCTTTGATTTCTATTATGGTAGATAAAAGTGTAACTAGCAAATTCTTAGTTGATACTTTAGAAGGAAAAGAACCTTTGGGTGATGGTGCAATTATCTGTATTGGAGATAGTAATGATATTTGGCAACAAATGCCAAAGAAATTAATTCAAAAATATAGTGTAATTGAAATTGATAAAGATGGTTGGATGATTTGTGAACCAAGACCTGATAACTCAGTTAATTGTGTAGAAATTACAAATGATTTATTACCATTTATTGATTCTGCGGACTTATGGACAACAAATGAAGCATTTTGCATTAAAGGATTATGGGGCGAACAAATATATTTGCTTGATATGCCGATATTAATTCAAAGAGCAGATATTGGTGATTTCATTTGTCAAAATCGTGACGAAAAAACTGATGTTTGGATTGTAAAAAGAAAAATTTTTATTAATACTTACAATATTATCGGATGATATGCCTAAAGGTATAATAAGTAAAATTAAGAAAGAAAAACAAATTTTTGATGAAAATTTATTATATTGTGAAAATATTCATATAATAGATTGTTATAACCATTTTAAAGATCGGTATAGGGAAAGATATGTTAAACCTAACCGTCTAAATGATTTACAATTATTAGCATATTTATCATATTGGGATGTTTGGATAAAAAATTTAGTAGGTGAGTTTTTATATTTTGATAAAGATGGCAGGATGGTGAGACTTATAGGTAGTTATATGAAAGATGAAATATTGTATAAAATAGTTTACACTAAAAATATTAAATTAAACATTTTTGTTCCTTTAACAATTATGGGGTTTTCTGATCAAAAAAAGAAATTAAGATTATATAAAAGAATTTTATCTCTAAAAAGAAAAAATGAAAATCACGCAAATTCGTAATATTTATATGTTTATGGGTATAATGTTGTTAGATAATAAGTTATTATCTACTTCACCTGATTATTTTGAAGAAAAAGCCAAATGTTTTTTTGGTAAATTAGGAAAAAATGAATTTGTTGAATTTTCAAAGCCTAAATATTTTAATGCTACCGATGATAATTTTCATAAGAGTAATTTTTGGAAAGTTTATCGTGAGAGATGGAAAATTGACGATAATGATTTTGAATTAATAAATATTATAAATTTCTTATTGAATGTTCGTCCACCATTTGATAATAAAGGTAAAAGTGATATGTTTAAATATTTTGAAAAATTTATAGGGAATATTGAGACTATTCCTTATTATGATAATTCTGGTCATGCACATTTTAAAATTGCAGAATATATTAATAAACATATAGATTTTAATGATAGATTGTTTAAATTAAAAATATTACAAACACTATGACTAAAGAAGAAATTTATACCAAATCATTAGAAAAAATTCATATTGAAAATGCATTATTAGAAGCAATTTATATATCAAGATGGACTGAAAATGGACAAGGATTATACGCTGTTTTAGAAGCTGATGAGGCATTTCAAATTATAAACGATATTTATATTGAATTGAATAAAATAGGTTACAAAATCTGCAAAAAAGAATAAACTTTTTAGATATAATAGAATAAATACCTATCAGAACTATATCCAGTTGCTTAAACATTAATAAATGATAGATAAATATAAATATTTTACATATAACATTAGAAAATTTAAAGGTAGCAGACTTACCATAGGTGAAGGAAATCTTAGATATTTCAAATCTATTAAATATGATGGATTTACTGTTTTACAGTATGTACCACAACATCAAATGATATATAAAGTTGAGCTACAGACTATTAGGAAATTGAAATTAAAACAACTATCAGATATTTCTAAAAAATCTATTGAATGGAGAATTCTTCATATCATAAAAGCATCAAAAGAGAGAGAAGAATATCCTGAGCCATGGACTGGTTGGTCTACAACAATATCTAGTGTTTATGGTACTTACACAACTTCAGGTAATTCAGGTAATAGAAACTATTATGATGATATTGATAAAAATCAGCTTAAAGAAAGACAGAAATATCAAGCAAATCAATATAATCAAAAACTGAAGTATGGCAGACGATAGATGTTGTCCAAATTGTGGTGGTGATCAATATATGGAAACTTTTTCTTTTGGTCAGTGCTATGGTTGTTCTTTTATATTTGACTTTACAATAACAAAAATTGAATTTATTAAAAACCAAAGAAAAGATAAGTTAATTAATATAAATTTAAAAACAAAAAATTATGAAAGTACGAGCGGGGTTTGTTAGCAACAGTAGTAGTAGTTCATTTGTCGTGCTATTACCAGAGAATTTTCTTGAAACTGTAGATTACGACAAAATTAAAACAGAACATGAAGATGAAGATGGAAATTTTCCTATGGATGAATTCAAACAATTATTGAAAAATTTTGTTGATCAAGAAGGTATGCTTAGTGAAGAAATTTATGATTACGACGAAGAAGATTTTGAATTTGTTGATATTTTAGATGATCTTATAGAACCATATGTTGTAACATCAATAGATAGTGGTCCAGATGAAGGTTGTTATATTGTGTTGAACCGTGAAAAAGTAAAGGAGCTATTAGGATGAAATTAAGAACAGGATTTGTGTCAAATAGTAGTAGTAGCTCATTTGTTGTAGTATTGCCTGATAATTTTCTTGAAAAAATTGACTATGATAAAATCGTAGATGGTAACGAAAAATTTCCTTTGGATAAATTCAAATCATTAGTGGAAACATTTGTACATGATAAATACATGTATGATGAAGAAATTTATGAATACGATAAAAAAGGCAATGATTTTTATGATCATTTGTACGAACTTGTTAAGCCTTATGTTATTGCTGATGTTGATGGTAGTTCAGGCGATGGTAAGATTGTGGTAGTAGATAAAGCTGAAGTAATGAAAGTATTGGGATTATGAAAGTACGAGCAGGATTTGTAAGCAATAGTAGTAGTTCTTCTTTTATTATAAGAGGAATGAAAATGTCAACTGATACGATCATTAAAGTATTAGAAATTTCACAAGATGAAATTGATGAAGTTGGTGATGATGAATATGAACTTTTTGATTTTTTAAGTTCAAAATTTGAAGATAATTTTTCTGTTGAAGTTGATGGTAATTATTTTGGTAGTCGTGATTTTTCTACTCTTATTGTAGGAGAATCTATTGGCTCATTAGAAGATGGAGAAGTGATGGAATTAGTTGATCGTACACCAGAAGAAGATTATGTTCTTCTTAAAAAGTTTGAAAACTTAGGATTTAAAGGAGAATTATGCACCTATATTCAAATGGTTTCAAACGATAATTATTAAAAAAATTTGTAAATGGAATATATTTGGTTTGCTTGGTTTCCTATATGGACAGATAGTGGCTTTGCTTGGTTAAAAGATGTAAAAGTATGTGAAACTGAAATATACTATGATATTCCATTTACACTTTTTGATGAATTTGGTATGATATCTATTATGCGGGTATCAAAAAAATACAAAAAAATAAAATAATAAAATGAAAGTAAGATCCGGATTTGTTAGTAATAGTAGTAGTAGCTCATTTATAGTTATTATGAAGAATGGTGAAAAAATGACAAAAAAAACACTTTTAGAAGTTTTTGATATTCAGGAAAAATCACCTTTGTATGGATTCGCAAAAGAATTATCAGATTGGATAGTTAAAAATGTTGAAGAAATGGATATTAAAAGTATTCATGATAACTATGTTGGTAATTATCAGAAAAAAAATTTAACAGAAGATGATATGATTGAAGAAATCATTGAAGACTATGGTGGTATTGAAAAAGAAATGTTAGAAAAAATTAAAACTAAAGAATATCGTTATTATAGTGGAAGTGCTTCAGACGATAGTGGTGACGGTTTAGAAACATATTTATGTGAGAGTGGTATAAATATAGATACGGATTTGATAAAAATTGAAAGTGGTGGTAGTTATTAAATAAAAAGAATATGAAAAGTAACTTAATTACAGAAAAAATAGAACAACTTATTGAATTAGCTAAATTAGAAGATGATACAAATACTCAAATTATACTTTTAGCATTATCTGGAGCAAGAGCCTCAGGTGACGATGGTATGTTAGCAAAACATATTCAAAAATATTTAATAGAGGTTTTAATACCAAAAATCAGAAATGATAGGGAACTTTTTATTGCAAGTAATAATTAAAATATATGAAAAAAAGAAATGGTTTTGTGAGCAACTCAAGTTCAAGTAGTTTTATTATAACTAATAAATCTGATAAAGTATTAAACTTGATTGATTTTGTTAGAGAAAATCCACAATTGGTTGAACAATGGAATTTAATTTATGATTATGATGATACTCAAGAAGAATTGCTTGAATCAGCAGAAATGAATAATTTTGACTTTCCAGCAGATTCATCAGATGAATATGTTTTTGGCGATGAAGATGGTACTAAAGTTGGTAGAATTTTTGATTACATCTTAAGAGATGGTGGTGAAAGTGAAAATTTCAAATGGAATTTTTGTGATTTTTATAGATAAATTATGATAAAAAAAGATATTAAATTTGATTTTGATGATCTATTAATAGTTCCATCAGAAAGTAGTGAAATTGTTTCAAGGAAAGAAGTAAATGTGTATGACATTAATCAAATGTTACCATTATTTACCGCACCAATGGACACTGTTATAGGTTTAGAAAATATTAAAATTTTTGAACAAAATAAAATAATTCCTATTTTACCAAGAACAATTAATCAAGATCCTATTTTGCAATTTAAGTACAATAAAATTATTTTAAATAATTGGAGTTCTGGTGGATTACAAGACTTAGAAAATCTTTCTATGTTCAATGAAACAATAAGTAATTTTTTAAATAAAGATGAAATTGATCAAGAATTAAATAGAGAACGTTTTTTTCTTTGTGATATTGCTAATGGTCATATGACAAAAATGCTCGATTTAACTAGAAAAACAAAATCTATTTTTGGTGATAAATTACATTTGATGGTTGGAAATGTTGCTAATCCTGAAACATATCGATTATTATCAGAAGCTGGAGCAGATTATATTAGAATCGGAATTGGTAATGGCGGTGGTTGTTTAACATCACAAAATGTTGGTGTTGGTTATCCATTAGCATCTTTAATATCAGAGTGTTATGAAATTAGTTGTACCTTAAAAAATCCAGCTAAAATTGTAGCTGATGGTGGTATGAAAAATTATTCAGATATAATTAAAGCTTTAGCATTAGGTGCAGATTATGTTATGGTGGGATCTATATTAAATAGATCATTAGAAAGTGCTGGGGAAACATATAAAGCGAATGTGAAACATACTGGAGTTGAAACTTGGACTGAGCCTGGCGAACCAGTAGATCAATATTCTGATAATGTTAAAAATGCTTTTGAAAATGGTGCTAAATTTTTTAAGAAATTTAGAGGTATGAGTACGAAAAGTGTTCAAAAACTTCTTGGTAATACTGTATTGAAAACTTCAGAAGGCGTAACAAGAATGAATCCTGTTGAATATACAATTGAAGGTTGGACTGAAAACTTTAGACATTATTTAGCCTCAGCAATGTCATATACTGGAGCAAAAACATTAGACGAATTTATAGGTAAAGTTGATTTAGTTCAAATTACTCAACATAGTTTTAATAGATTTAATAAATAATGAACACACCAAATATGATTCCTGTGTTAAATATTAACACAATTGATAATGGTGATAGGTTATTTTATGAACTTGGATATAAAATAAATTCTAAACTTGGTTATGACTCAAATTGGGCCAAAACTGGTAATTTTAAAGAAATAGATGATGTTATGAAATATATTACAGAAGATAAGCATTTAAGTGATATTGAATATTTAAAACATCATAATTTTATGATAATAAAAAAATAAATTATGTGTAAAAGAGAAGGAATATTTTTCGGAGTGTTATTTTTGTGGATATTATTAGCTATTGTTGAAATATCATTTTTTCCTATTATTGGTAAAAATAGTGAATTTATTAATATAATACCAATTTTAATACTATTTCTAGCAATTTTACCTAGATATTTTTCAAGAAGATATAATAATTGGTTAGAATCTAAAATATGAATTTAGTAGATGTTGCAATAATTGATGTAATAGTCAAAATCCATAAAATTGGAGATAAATTATATAGCAAAACTGTATTAACAGATTGCTATGGTGTAAAAAAAGAAGAAATTATAACTGGTGATTGGAATTATGTTAGAAAACATAAAGTCGGTTATAAATGGTTAGAATAAAAAATTAATAATATGAAAGTAAGATCAGGTTTCGTAAGTAATTCAAGTTCAAGTAGTTTCATTATATCTACTGATAAGTTTAAGACCGTTAGAAGTCTTGCTAAATATATGATAAATAAACGTGAATACGAAGATTTAGATTCAATACTAATTAAAAAATTAAAAAATATTGATGCAAATCAAAATATAAGTTTTGAAGTTTATGGTGATACCACATATATTAAAAAAGTAGCTGATTGCTATTTAGTTTCGACTGTCAATAATATTGATTGGGATTTATATGACTGTACAACTAGATTAACTGATAATGCTAGAGAAGAATTAAAAACTTTATTAAGTACATATTCACATGATAATACTGATTATGGTATGATTGAAAGAATACTAGAAGAAGATTATGAAGAATTTTATGAATTTGGTAATGATTATTATAATTTAGAAACAGAAGTTATAGGTGTTGAAACATGGGATTCTTGCCCTAAGTGTAATAACCATATGTGGAATGTTCAAAAATTTGGAAAAATTTGCTTGAAATGTAATCCAATATTGAAAAGAAAAGAAAAATTAGAAAAAATTAATAATATTGCTAAAAAAGAAGATAATGGAATTTTATAGACCAAGATGTTCTAATATGTCAGATAGATATTTTTCTGAAATAGCGTTTGTTAATACATTATCGTCACCAATAATTCAAAAAAAAGTTTTTTATGTTCAAGGTGATAAAATTACTGGATTTTTTCTAGATAAAAATGATTATTTGAAAAATTTATATTGGACTTCTAGAAAAGATGATATTGAACTTGATATTTTAAGTAACGGCTATATTAGTACTATACAGCAAACAACTAAATATTGTTCATATGTCAAAGTTATAAGAGATAACCAAAATACACAATTTGAAGATCAAATAATGATATTTCAATTTGGAACTGCAATTTTGAAAAAAATAGAAAATTATTTTGATGGAAGTCCAGTTATTTTTGAGCAAACTTTTGCAATTAGAATAAAAATAACATCAGGATTTCCTAATTTTGAAGATTCTTGTTTTACAAATAATAATATAGAATTGTCAGATCCAAATTTAAATTTAGAATTAGAACCTAAATTGCAATTTAAAACCGTAACTTTACCATTACAATTAGAAAGAAGAGAAAAACTTGAAAGACTAAAAACATTATGAAAATATTAAAATATTGTTTAGCATTTATATTATCATATATATTTGTATTTTTAGGAATAATTATACTTTGTATGATAGTGTTCCCTATTTTAGTTTTAATTTTAACTTGGAATATAGAAAATGTTAAATATATATTTAATACTTTTAATATAGATCAGATTAAAATTATAAGTGCCCTTTCCATATTTATAGGTTTATGTATAATTAATGGTTTTTTTGATCTTGTTGAATCTAAAAATAATAAATTAAAAGCATATTATAATCAATTAATTATAGACAAAAAATTAAAAAAAATAAGAAAAGAAAAACTTAAAAGATTAAATAGATTATGGGAATAGCATTTATACTAATATTTGTACATTATATCGCTGATTTTATGTTTCAAACAGAAAATCAAGCATTAGGTAAATCAACAAGTTTAAAACAGCTTGTGAGTCATACCTTGACTTATACCGCTGTTTTTTATGTCGTTTTTTCATTGTGGTGTGGTTACCAAAACCATATAGGTCATATTACTGTACAAGATTTAGGATGGACAATAAAAGTATTTTTATTTTTTCCAATAACATTTGTCTGTCATACTATAATTGATTTCTTTACTAGTAAAATTACAAGTAAAAAATTCAAAAATAAAGAATTTTATACTGGAATACCAAACTTCGGAGCATTTTCAATTATTGGACTTGACCAAGTTATTCATTACGCAACATTGTTTGCAACTTATTATTTTGTTACACATTAAAAATTATGATACAATTAGATCCAATATCAATTTTGACAGTCCGAACAGGTAAATTAATTGCTGTTAGTTTAGTTGATAATACAAAACATCCAAGTGAATGGAATTGGAATCCAAATCCTGGTGGATATGGTATGGGCACAAGAGGCTTCATGTTAAAACAAGAAGATTTATATCATCAATTTAGATTGTCTTGGGATAATATTAATAAATTATGTGATAGTATGAATCCAAAAAAAATTAAAGGTGAATTATATGAATGTAAATATGGTACTGAAATTAAATATCATTGTATAACATTTTATAGTAAAACATTTGTATTATTAAAAGATATATATCGCCTTTATTTTGAAGATGAAATAACCAAAGAAAGGTTTCAAGTTAGTAATATTGAAATACTTAATTATATTTAACCAGAGGGTACATGTAAAGCATATTTTAGTTTTAATCCGTATGCAGGTAATGGCACTGGATTTAAAGATTGGAGTAATCCATATTATGTTAATATAATTAGAGATGAATATGAATTAAATGAAAAATGGGAAGAATATGATATGTTTGATGCTATGGAAAGAGCATTTAAATATAATAAAAACGAACATTTACAAGATTTGAGCGATTATACAAAATTAAATTTTAGAAAAAATTTAAAAATTAAAATATGAAAATTAGAAACGGATTTGTTAGTAACTCATCTTCAAGTAGTTTTGTAGTTTTGTTTCCTACAGAACCAAAATGCGCAGAAGATGTAAAAAATATGCTATTCACTGAAGGTCAAGATAAATATTGTAGCTCATATGATGATGAAAATTGGCCTACTGATCAAGTCGCAAAAACAGTTTGGAATGACATTTGTGAACAAGAAAAAAATGATATGACACGTGCAATAGATATTATAAAAAATGGATATTTATATGGTGTTGATGCTCCAAATTATAATGATTTTAATCATATTAAAGATAATCATGATAGATGGGAAGCATATGATAACGCTAGAGAATTATACGCAGATCAGGTAATTAAAAAATTCTTCAATCTTAGAAAACTTAAATTGAAAAAAATTAATAAAGAACCTATCTTAGAAGGAGTTGTACTTTATTGCTTTGAATATTCAGATAATGATGGATCTTATGGTTCAGCACTTGAACATGGCGGACTATTTGAAAATCTTAAACATATAACAGCCAGCAATCATTAAAAATATGAAATTCAAATTAAACGTTAGATATATTATAACTAAATCCGATAATGAAAATATTCTTGTTGGTGATACCATGAGTATAGATCATAGTAAAAAAGCTGCTGATGGTGGCGGGTTTGGATATGATTGGTATGGTGTTAGTTTACCAGTAAGGAATACAGATAAATCATTATGGGGTATGATTCCACAATGTCATTATTCTAGATATGAGACAAAAGAATTATTATTAGATGCTTTAAAAACTGTTGAAGGGGAAATTTCAAAAGAGTTTGGTCAGACAATAATTGATATGTACCAAGCTAAAATAGCTAAAATAAAAATTCAATACGAAATATGAAAAATGTAGAATATATTTCACCAAATTGTTGTGATAAATCTAAAAAAACAAAAGTTGTTAGACTTGGACTATATCCAGAAGATACAGAATATGGTGAATGGAAAAAAATTAAACCAAAATGGTATGTTTGTGGTAATGAGTTTGATAAGTATCATGATAAGCATTATGTAATGAAAATAGAAATAGAAAAATGTCCATTTTGTGGTGAAATATTACCAGATGTTGAAATAAATAAAAAATATAAAAAAATTGCTGAAGGTGATGAAGAATATTGTGATACTTGTGGCGAAAGACATATGTGTTGTGATTGCTATCCTCCAGAATATAGATGGAAACCAATATGAGTCCAGGAACCAAAGTTAAAATGTCAGAAGAACTTAAACAAGGTTTAATAGAAATGGATTGTAAAGATCACGTTGATGAATTTGGCGATTGTATAGGTATTGTTGAAGATAAAGTTTGGGAATACGATGATATTATTAATGTTAGATGGCAACCATCTGGATTGAGATATATGTATAATCCTAAAACACTTATTATATGGGAAAAATAACTGAATTTTTTTATGATGATGGTATGTGGAATTGGTCATATGAATGTAAATATATGTTACTGACTATTATCATGAAAGTAAGATAAAAATCAGAAGAGAAAAATTAAACAAAATAAATAAATATGAAAGGTAAAAAAATAATGTTTGAATCAAAGAACGCAACTTGTGAAATTGAAGGAATTGTTGAAGACGTAATTCTTGAAAATGGAAATACTAAGTATCTTATTTCTTACGAAGATTATACAGGAGAACAAGAGATTGAAATAATTCTTCCTTCACAAGTTAGGGAAATAATAGAAGATTAAGCTGAATAACATTAAACAAAAACAATAAATTTAGATACATTTAATAAAAAATTAACATGGAAAAAATTTATTTTTTACAAGAAGAAGTGTGGTTAGGTCAAACTATTAAAATAAATGGTCTGAATGTCACAGTAAATAAACACCTTATTGAAAATAATCCTGACAGATTTCTTATTAAAGGTGAAGAATATCCAGAATATATTAAAGTGAAAGAAGGCGCTTGGTGTATTTATAAAATGTCAAAATCCACAGCTTTCGTTGGAAAAATACTAAAAGTTATTGGTATGAGTCCTAAACACTATGAATATGGCTTATATTTTTGTGAAAATGGATTTGCTTGCTACGTAGATTACGCTGAACCAGCAACTAAAGAAGAATACGATAACCAAGAAAAAAATGGATAATATACAAAAAGAGCTTGATTATTTGAAAGACATTCAAGAAAGACTTGAAAAATTACTGATGAAGATATAAGACAAATAAAGATTGAAAAATTAAAAGAAGAAAGAAGAAATAAATTGAATAATATCAAAAATATTTAGTATCTTTGTAAAGAATTTGAAATTTAGAGTAATAAAGTGCTGGCAAACCAATTAAGTTCAAAAAAGGTTGACCGGATAGTTGTTCAACTTGTGAACCAACCTGCAAGACTACAAAATTTCAAATTCTTAATTTTAAAACCTCAAAAATGGCAACAGTACACAAATCAAAAGAAGATGCAATACAAGATATTGGGAAATTTTTTGATAGCGTAAATGGTAAAGAAAGACTTTTAGAAAATTTAAGAACTGAATTTTACACAAATTCAGATGTTGAATTCATTTTAGAAGCTTTTGATGGCAATACAAATCATGTTATTATTGAAGAAAAAAATGGATAATTTACCTTTATCATCATTAGAATGGGACTTTTGGAACCATTCCATAAGTAAATCTTATAAAAAAGAAAGCGAAATTCAGTTTAACCATTATATTAATTTATTACACAGTAATATAGATTTTATAATTGAAACCGAAAAACTGAGCAGACCATTTATATTAAATCATTTGAAGAAATTTTGGAATGAAGCTGTGCGAATACGTTACAAAGATATGCACGTAAATAGAAGAAGATTTGAAAAGTTTAGAAAAAAAATGGAACTTAATAAAATAAGAAAAGAAAAACTTGAAAAAATAAATCATGGGACTAGATATTAAACGAAACAAACAAGGCTTATATAACGCTAAAAGTTCAATTTCTGATGAATCAGTAACAGGAAAAGGTTGGATAACAGAAGATGAGTTTAAAAAAATACTCATCGAAAGAGCATATTTCAAATTTGTAGAAGATGTTATTAAAATCGATATGGAATTTCCAAGTGGCTATGGCGTTAATGGTAAATATCAATGTATCGATGAAAAACATTGTGCAGGTAGTACTTTTATTATTCAAAATTGGAAAAAAGAAGGTGTAATTGAAAACAAATATAAAGAAATCTGTGAACGATTAAAAATTGAACTATGAGCAAACTTTATTTAATAGGTGATAATTCCTCTGAATTAGCTATCGAAACAGCTAGAAAAGCTCTATCAATAGCAAAAGATGTAGAAATTATAGTCGTTGAAGATGTGAACCAATGTGAAAGAGGAATTAAAATTATAAACGAACCTTTTATATTAACCGCACCTCCAAGAGTCGAAATTCCAAATTATTTCTACCAAAAATTAGGTCATAAAAGAAACTACAAATATCATAAATGATATTTAAACCCGGAGATAAAGTTAAGATTAAATCTAAACATGGTACTCAAGAAGATTTAATTGTTAGTAAAATATATAACAGGATGATTAAAATGAAGCAAAATTATGTATATGTTATATATATTGAAACTTATAACTTTGGATGTCCCGTTTATGTTTTAAATGTATCAATGAATGAAATTGGTGGTGATTATTATGAAGAACAAGATGTTGAATCTTATTTGAAAGAAGAAAGAAAACAAAAATTACTTAAATTAAATGAAATTCAAAATTACCGTATATAATAATATAAAGAAATTAAAACAACCATACGCTTATGTTACAGGAATTTCTAATAATGGGATTATTTTTATAAACGAAATAAATGAAACAGGTGGAGATTTTTACGAAGAAAAAGATTTAGATTCTTATTTAAAAATAACTAGAAAACAAAAACTTGAAAAACTAAATAAAAAAGCAGAAGAAATGAATATCATTTATTCAGACTTAAATGAACTTAAAAATGTACTTAAAAAATCCATTGAAGAATCAAAACAAAGAATGAAAATTCAAAATAATTGAAAATAAATTTGGTAGATCGAAAACTTATCCACATCTTTGCACAATAATTAAAATAGACAAAATGAAAAAATCAGTAGTAGAAGCATATCACAGAAGCTTATCTGAGAGGAAAAGCTGAAACATCAGAAAAAGATATTCTGTTAATCTTGCAAAATTTTGGAAAAGATCATAATCAAACAAATGGTCTAAAAATTAAAGCTTGGCTCGATAAATGGAACGAAGATCATAAAAAATGAAAAAAATTGAAAAATAATTTGGTAGATTGAAAACTTATTTGTATCTTTGTACTATAATTTTAATAAAAACAACAAAAAATAGAAAAAAACGACTTTTTTTATAATATATATAAATAAAGTTAAACTTTTAAGAATAATTAAACTAAAATTAAAAAACAAATAACAACAGCAAAAAATAAAAAGAGATGGAACGTAATATTTTATATATAGAGATGGAAAATTGTAACATTAATATTAATATCGATTATGATACCTCATTGACTGGATAATATTCAGGCTTATAGCCTAAGAAAAACCCAGTCAATTAAAAAATGACTGGGTTTTTTTATTATGGAAAACGAAAAGAAAATACAAGAAAATTACGACGAACTAAAAAAAATATCAGATAAAACTGAAAGAATTATAAGGTTCGCTGACAAACTGAAAATTGAAGACAAAGATGTCCCTAAAACAGAGAAAGGAATGGCATCAAAAGTTAAAGAATTATTGGAAAGATTAGAAAAAAAAGTAGAGAAAGAAAAAGATTAAAAATATATTGCGGTGTGGAGAAGTTGGTATCTCGCCTGGCTCATAACCACGGAGTCCTGAAATATGGTTTACATCGGTTCGAATCCGATCACTCGCTACTAAAATTGAAAAGTTCTAAAAAATATTGAAAATACATTGCGGGATAGAGTAGCTGGTCTAACTCATTGGGTTCATACCCCAACATCTGGTGCAAACTGGATCATCCGTCCGAATCGGATTCCCGCTACAATTTAAGATTACGAAACGTCGAAAGATTGTCGTTAATTAACAGTTAACCGTAAACCTTAATAAATTAAAATAGTAAAATAAAAAGTAAAAAAGTAAGACAATGAGAAATTATATGAACATATGCGATTATCGTAACATTAATATGAATATTAATGAATGTGAAGATTATATCTCAACGACTGGTTAAATTATTTTTTTTTGTGAAGCAAAAAAAGCCAGTCAATCAAATAGATAGACTGGCTTTTTTGTTCTTTGACATATTGGGAAATTCAAAAAATAGTGACTAAACGATAGTCACTTCAAGATGCTGCTTTCGTATAATTGGAATAGTACCTCAGGTTTTCAACCTGGATAATGCCGGTTCGAATCCGGTAGGCAGTACAAGTATCTGAATAACAGATATATAAAATGGTCGGTTCGTCTAACGGTTAGGACCGGTGGTTTTCATCCATCAAATAGGAGTTCGATTCTCCTACCGACTACAAAAAAAACACCGAAGGTCCGTGTTTTTTAAGATTAAATCAGAGTGGTGCAAATCCACCTATTATGCGAAGGAATTGACTGTTCCTTACCTATACCGTGTAGCAGACATTAAAGCTCACAGGCGGAAAAGTTTTAATTAAAGTCATATTTGCCGATGTAACGAAACTGGTCTGTAAAACCAATCTGCTTATCAAATTTTCGTATGGACTCTAGCAGTAAGTAGGTTCGAATCCTACCAGCGGCACAAACAAATATTAATGGTGCATTGAGCGTACAAGAGTACGAACCAGACTGTCACTCTGGTAAAACTAGGGGATCGATACCCCTATGCACCGCAAAAGCCCGGGAATTAGTACTACCCACGTAGGTTCGAATCCTACTCATCCTCAGTAATTAGTGGATTGATGTCAGAGTTGGTCAATTGTGGGCTTTAAAAATTATAGTGCTGTAGCTCAGCTTGGTAGAGCGTTGACAGTCGTCAAGTCACTTATTGAATACGAATTGGTAAAAGGTTAAACAAGATTCTATTAGATTCAATAAGCACTGGTCCAAATCCAGTCAGCACTACAAAAATTTGGTGCATTAGTTCAGTTGGTTAGAATGGGGCGTTGTCTGCGCTTTGGTCATCGGTTCGAGTCCGATATGCACCGCAAAAAGGTTGGAGAATTGAGAAAATACCTGCAAGTGTTTTAGTAAATTTTATGCCTTCTGTGAGAAATGGCGTTTGCAGACAAAATTTAGTAACAGTTTTTCCGTTCGTTTAGCGGTCAGGACGGTCCCAGTAAGGGGCAAACACAAGTTCGAATCTTGTACGGAAGCAAATGATTAGATATTAAAATTGTTCAAGAGTGGGGTATAGTCCTAATGCATTAAGGTGAAAATCCTAACACTAAGTCCTAAAATATCTAATCAAAATTATGGAAGTATTGAGCAATTGGTCGCTTAGCAGACTGTAAATCTGTGACTTCGGTATTGGGGGTTCGAATCCCTCTACTTCCACAAAAAGAAATAGTGTTTATGTGTCCTGTCTATGTTAGGTAATTGCAAGTATTACAGGAGTTAAACAAAAACTAACAAAATACTGTTTCTTTCTAAAATGGTCTCGGGGGCTGCTTGGTGTGGCCGCCTGCCTGTCACGCAGGAACCGTAAGGATCAGGAGGGTTCGAATCCCTTCGGGACCGCAAAAAATGATATTGAAGATGGTGGTCAAACCCACTCAATTTGTAGTTCAACCGAAGAATAGCAATATCATTTTTAATTGCAAATTGAACCCTAATTTTTTTATATATACATATAAAAAAGTTAATGAAAAAAGAATATAAATTTAATTGTAAATGTGGTGCTGAATATTTAGTTGAAATAACTCAATATAAATATGAAAAAGGTGAATATAAGAAATTTTGTTCAAGAAAATGCTCAAATAGTAGAGCTTGGTCTGAAGAACATAAAAAAATTTTAAGTGATATTTGTAAAAAATCTATAAATGTTTTAGAAGCCAATAGAAGAATAGCAAGTGAAAAGGTAAGAAAAGTAAGAAAAGTTAAAGAATTTGTTTGTTTATATTGTGGTGAAACTGGTGCATCTACAAGAAATAATAAATATCATAAAGATTGTTGGTTAAAAGCATCAGGTGGTATTAGAAAAGGTAGTAGTAGAGGTTTGTGTGGATGGTATAAAGGATATTGGTGTGATAGTAGTTATGAATTAGCATTTTTAATTTTTAATTTAGATCACAATGTTAAGATTGAAAGAAATAAAAAGTATTTTGAATATATTTATAAAGATGAGAAACATAAATTTTATCCAGATTTTAGAGTAAATAATGAATTAGTTGAAATAAAAAATTTTAGAAGTGAATTAACTGATATCAAATTAAAATCTGTTGATGAAAAAATAATAATATATTATAAAGACACAATAAGTCCATATCTAAATTATGTTAAAAGTAAATATGGTAAAAAGTTCGTTGAAATGTATGAAAAAAATGATGCTGTGCGTGAATTGGATTTAGCGAGCAGTTTGCAAAACTGTAAAGAAGAAATTCTATGTGGGTTCGAGCCCCACCAGCATCTCAAAAAATTATGACGACTTGCCTGAGCGGTCCAAAGGAACAGT